ATGAAAGATATTATTGAGAAAAACCTAAAAGATTTTATCAAAACAAGTAATGATCTTGAGTATTTAATCATTAAAAATCATTATATTGAAAAAAAATCACTTAAAAAAATAGCTCAAGATTTAGGATACTCATATCAGTATATTCGCAAAACACATATGGAAATAAAGAAAAAATTGGGAAAATAACACAAAAAGCAACATTTTAGCAACAAAAAAGCAACATTTATTTTTTGAAAAGTGTGATAAAATGTAGGTGTGTAAGTATGTAAGTAAGTAAGTAAAAACTTATTTAATTTTCTTTCGTCTTTTTTGTATTTATTAAAAATAAGGATTTTACTTCATATGTTTAGAACCTACTTTAAACAGTAACTTACTTTATTTACTTACACTTGTGTTTTAATTTCTTTAATCTTTTTTAATTCTTGTTTGATTAAAAAAAGAGGAAAGAGGAATAAGCTTTAAGATTAAGTTTATTCCTTTTTTTATTTTAAAAGTTACATATACTTAAGTATATTTTTTATATATTTAGTTTACTTAAACAAAAAATAAACTAATAATTTAATTAAGTAAAGGGGGTTTTAGTTTGAGTAAAAATAAAAAGAATAATACCTCTAAAGCTAAAACTTCTACTAAAAATACATTTTTTAAACCACCTAAATTAACTGAAGAACAAAGAGAAGAATTAGCTGTTAAGAAACCTAATAGAACTAATAATCGTAAAAATAAATATGAGTATTGGCTCACTAAAGATGGCTTGTTGCTTTTAGAGTCTTGGAGTAGAGATGGTTTAGATTTACAACAAATAGCAAAGAAAATGGGTATTGCTCCTAAAACTTTATATGCTTGGAGAACTAAATACGAGCTAATAGGTAATGCTATAAAAAAAACACAAGAGTTAGCTAACTTAGAGGTTGAAAATGCTTTGTTTAAAAGAGCTATTGGGTATAACGAAATTGTTAAAGAAGCTATGAAAGTTAAACAAGGAAGCTATGAAGAAATAGTTTATGTTGAAAAAGTTATTCATATTCCCGGCGAAGTATCAGCTCAAATCTTTTACTTAACTAATCGTAAGCCAGAAAGATGGACTAATACACAAGCTCGTAAAGTGCAATTGGCTGAGCCAGTAAGTGCAGCTTTAATCTCTATTACTGAGAACTTAAACCGAATAGAGATAACACCAACAAAAGATGACTTAGTAGATTTATCTAAATATAGAACTAAAGAGGAAAATGCAGATGGAACAACAACAAGCAGTAACTAATGAAACTCAAGCTGTCATTACACCATTTAATTTTAGTGAAAAGAGTTTAGATTTATTAAGAACTAAATCAAGCTTTGATATTTGTGAGGGAACAGCAAGATCTAGTAAAACAACAACACTTGCATTTAAGTTTGGGCTGCATGTAAATAGCTCAAGTCATATGCAGTTTTTTATAGCTGGAGCAACTCAAGGTGTAGCAAGGCGAAATGTAGTAGATGAGAAAAATGGTTTTTTAGCATTATTTAGAGGTTGTGCGAGAGAGGGAACTAATACAAGATATGGTAGTCATTTAGTCTTTACTGATACTCTTGGCCGAGAAAAGATAATTTATATCTTTGGTTTTAAGGATAAAGCAAGATGGCAAACAGTATTAGGATCTACACTTGGCGGTGGTATTATTGATGAGATTAATATAGCTGATGTTAATTTTGTTAATGAAGTATTTAGATCTTTAATTGCAGTTGATGGTTTTTGGCTTGGTGCAACACTTAACCCAGACAATCCAGATAAAGAGATCTATACGAGTTATATCAACAAATCAATTCCGCTTAAGAAATGGGAACATGATATACCAAAACCAATTTTAGAAGATTTAGCAAATGCTGATGAAAAAATTAAAGGAGCTATATACTGGCATTTTAATTTTAATGATAACCCAATAATGACTCAAGATAAAGTAGATTTGTTTAAATCACTTTACCCTAAAGATAGCTTTTATTATGCAAGTAAAATACTTGGCTTGCGTGGTGTAAGTGAGGGAGTAATCTTTAAAATGCTTGATGATAGTTATTTAAGTAAGTCAAGCGAATATATTTATCGAGCTCAAAAAGTCATAATGGATGATATTGAATATCTATTCAAGACTGATGCTTATACTAAATATGTATTTGGAGTGGACTTAGGGGGAAACCAAGAAAAAAAGGGAACACGAATAACATTTACTGGTTTTCATAGGCAGTTTCAACAGCTAGATGTTTTAGGAAGAAAAAAATTAATCAGTGAAGAAGCAGTAGCTTTAGTTGTTGAAATATGCGATTTTATAGAAAAATGGTATAAGCAAGTGCTAACACCAATTAAAATAGATGCAGTTTACATAGATGGCTACGGTGCAGTTAATGTTTTACTACCAACAATTAGAAAAGAATTAGTTAATAGAGGCATAAACTTAAAGGTGCGATTAGCTATTAAATATGGCAAAAACTCAACTAAAACAACTGATAAAGCAACTGATGCTGATAGACACTCAAGACTGATGACATTATTGTTATTATTCAATTTAAGAAGAATAAGATTTATCAATAACAGTGAGGGTAGAGAACTAATAAGACAGCTTAAAACGCTTGTTTATAATCCTAAAGACAATTTGCCATTAGATGAAAATCAAGATGCAATGGATGATTATGATAGCTTGTGTTATACGATAACACCATTTATTACTGAGCTAAACGATAACATTATGCGAGATGAAGAAAGGAAAAGATTATGAGTTTTGAAAGCAAGATTTTACGCAATAGACACAATAATGATTATGGGTTTAATATAGACCAACGATATAGACAAGAAGAGGGTGCAATTTGGTATGAGGGCAAAAGTGAAAACTTAAAAAGGTTTTATACTCAAAATCTTACTAATTTGCCTAATCCAAGTGCTGATTTTTTTACAGCAAATCAAAGCTATTTTTGGAAAGTAGTTGCAGCTGAACCACAAACAAAAACTACTCATTCTGGCTTACCTCATGCGATTATTGACACTTTAATTAGCATTATTGGGAAACCAGAAATCAAAGTAAATAAAAAAGTATTGAACGAACAAACTAAAAACTATGAGATTGTAGAAGATTTAGTTTTAACTGATTTACTTAATGAAATCTTGAAAGATAATAATTTTCAAACTCTAATGGATCAAGACCAATTACCATATATGTTAGCAGTTGGTGATGGTGCTTTTTTCATCAATTATGATAAATCAATAAGTGACTTTCCAATGATAGTTTTTAGTGATGGCAGAAATATCGAGTTTGAATATAAAGAAAATAGAGTTGTTGCTGTCAAAAGGAAAATATATTTTGTTGAAGATAATAAAACTTATATGCTTGAAGAAATAAGAACAACAACCTTAGAAGAAGATGAAAAAACAAAAACTAAAAAAAGAATTGCAACAATTGAATATAATCTATACGAGCTTGCAAATGAGAAAGGGCAAGTTAAACAACATGTAGATTTAAAAACCACTGAAAAAACAAAAGGTTTAGAAAAAACAAGTTATGAGTGTTTTAATCAATTTATAGCTGTGCCAACAATCTACAAGCTTGATAAGACAACTGGTAGAGGTAAGGGAATGTTTAGCAGTAAATATGATTTACTTGATGATTTAGACCAAAACTTATCAATGAGCTCAACAACAACTCGTAGATCAGCACCAGTAGATTATTTACCAGAAGAATTAATGGAATATGATGATGAGGGGAACAGGAAAAAGTTTAATACTTTTGAAAGAAAAGTATTTGTTTATAAAAACGATTTGAACTCTGCAACTGGTGTAAATCAAGCAATGATTGAGACAAAACAACCAGTATTGAACTTCGAGCAGTATTCAAGTCAAGCATTAGAGATTTTACATAATATCTTAGCTGGTATTTTAAGCCCTGCAACATTAGGAATTGATTTAGCAAGAGATAATAATGCAACAGCTCAAAGAGAAAAAGAAAAGGTAACGATGATAACTCGTGATGATTTAATTGATTTTCAAACTGAAACAATTGAAAAATTATGTAATTTATTATTAAAGGTATATTTTAACAGTCAAGGAAATAAAGCCCAAGCTAAAGAAGATTATGAAATCTTTGTTAATTATCCAGAATATGCTAATCCAAGTTTCGATAGTAAGCTTGCAGTATTAGCACCAGTATTCGCAAGTGGTGCAATGAGTGCTAAACAATATGTTAACGAGCTTTGGGGAGACTCATTAACCGAAGAGGAAAAAGAAGAAGAAATCAAAAAGTTAGAAGAAAGACAATCGGCATATAATGCACCAGATGAAGAACCATACGATTTATTCAACATTGAAGGTTAGTAGTGATAAGTTATGGTAGGTGCAAGGAAATGGGTTTATTTAACCGATAGACTGATTAAAGATTGGGAATTATTATTTAACGAGTTAAATGAACATGAGATTAAAGCTTTAACAAATTATACTAAAACTGATGAGTGGTATGAAAAACAGCTTAAAGACTTAAAGAATTATAAAAAAACTATTGATAAGGTTGTGAAAGAACATAAAGAAAAAATAATGACTAACTCACAAAATGCAGTAGATGAAAGTATTGCAGTTATGGGGGGAATGCTTAATGATACAGCTGATACTAATGCTGAACCTTATGCAATTTATTATGAAGAAATGAATGAGTTTAATGACAATATGGTTAAGTCAGTAGTTAAGTTTGCAACTGATAGACATAGCTTTTTTATAAATAAAATAAATGCTGAAAATTGTGCCGCTAAAATCTTGAAGCAATATATCGTTGGAACTGATGAAAATATGGCTATTATTGGTGGAGCAAAAATACCGATTAAGACAACAGAAGAAAATATATTGGATCTAATAGCTAAAAAAAATAATTTAGGTTTCTTTGTAAAGTATGCTAATGGGAGAAAGATGGGAATTAGATCTTATCTTGAAATGAACTTAAGGACAACACTACAAAATATAGCTACACAAAAACTTAAAGACTCAACCGATAATTTAGGCATTATATTCTTTTTAGCATCTTCTCATGCTGATTGTGCTGATGACCATGTAGATTATCAAGGGAAGATTTATGTTAAAGAGAACTGGCAAAGATTTATAAAACCAGAAAAGATAGCCGAAATACAAGACTTTATAACTAAAAAAGATATAAAGACTATGGAATGGGTTATAGGAAAGCCAGTTTATTTTACAACAAGACCGAATTGTAGGCATTATTTCACACCAATAACGATAGAACAAGCATTAAAGAAATCGTTAAAGGAACTACATAAAGAGCTTAAAACTGAAAAACCAATGACTAGTGAAGATAAAGAACTAACAAAAAAAAGATATGCAGCTTTACAAGAGCAGCGAAGAAATGAACGCAAAATAAGAGAAAATAAGGAAAAATTAAATCATTTAGAAACTTTCAAAGCTAAAACGAAAAACGATACAGCTGATAGTGAGATTATGAAAGTTAAAAACAATATAGCTTATTATCAAGCAAAACAAAGAGCTTTAATCAATGCTAATAGGGGTGTATTAGTTAGAGATTATAAGAAAGAACAATTAGGTATTGAAAAACAATAAAGGTAATAAGTCCATAAAAAGACTGATTATATTCGAGTTATGTTTCTCGTATAAAAAAGCAAGTAAAAATACAAGTTATGTTTCTTGTAAAAAAGCAAAGACAACTTGAACCTTAAAGCCAAATAACAAGGTTAGTTGTAAAAGGAGTATTAAATGGCAACAAAAAAGAAAAAGTATTCAGAGTTAACTGAAGAAGAAAAGGCAGCTTTAAGTGAGGAAGAACTTGCAGCATTAAAAGCTGAAGAAGAAGCCGAAAAGAAAGCTAAAGAAGATGGGGGTGAACCAGCTAAAACTGATGAAACTCCTGAGGAAAAGGAAGCAAAAGAGGGCGAACAAAAACCAGCTAAAACTGAAGAGCCAGAAATAGAAACGATTACTCTACCAAAAACTGAGTATGAAGAACTATTAAAGAATAAATATGCTGAGGGAGCACGTAAAGCTGAAAAGTCTTTACAAGACCAAATTGCAGCTTTACAAGTTGAAAATCAAGCATTGAAAGCTCGAGAGGTGGCAGCAACATTAGTAAATCCTCTATATGTAGATGATTTGATTGCTTTAACAAAAGGTAAAGGGTTGGAAGTAAACGAAGCTAACTTAAAAGAAGTAGCAGCTCATCAACCAGCTTGGCTAAAATCTCCAGAAGAGGTTTTACAAGGTCAAGCAAGGATGGGAGCAAGCGGTGATAATACTCCACCAGCACTTGATGAAAGAGCAGCATTTAAAAAAATATTTGACAAAGCATAAGAAATAGGAGGGAAATTATTTTATGGCAAATAACATTCAAACAATTACAAAATACCTACACGAACAATTAGATGAGTTGTTTGTGAAAGAATCAGTTACTGGTATTTTAGAAGTAGCAAGACCAGGCGGTTATAAATTAGACTTTATTAACGCAAAAACAGTAAACATTCCAGACATACAATTAGATACATTAAGTGATTATTCAAGAGCAAATGGATTTGCAGCTGGCGACATTAATATTACATTCACACCACACACATTAACAATGGATAGAGGCAGACAATTCTCAATAGATGCAATGGATGATGAAGAAAGTGGTGGACTTGTAGTATTAAACGCAATGAAAACATTTGAAAGAACGCAAGTAATTCCAGAAGTAGATGCTTACAGATTGTCAACACTCGCATCAAAAGCAACAACAGCTGGAACTAAAGCCGAAACAATTACAGCTAACCAAGTAATTGCGAGGTTTGCCGATATTGAAAAATACTTTGAAGATAATGAGGTTCCAACTGATAGAGTTATTTACTTCATTTCAACTGAACTTTCAAGATTAATTAAAATAAATATTGAACTTTCAAAATTAGTAGATGTAACTGAATTTGAAAGTGGCGACATTAAATTAAAGGTAAACACTTTTAATGGAAACCCTATTATCGTAGTGCCACCAAAGCGTTTTAAGACAGCTTATACTTTTAGTTATGGCTTTACACCAACTGAAGATGCTAAAGATATTAACATTTTAGCAGTATATGATGCGGCATCAATTCCAGTTAAAAAGCATAATCCAGTAAGAGCATTTAGTCCTGAAGTAGTTCAAGATAAAGATGCATGGAAGTTTAATTATAGAATTTATCACGATATCTTTGTTCCAAAGAATAAAGCTGTTGGTGTTTATTTAAGTCATAAAGCATAATTAAAGCTTTAATTTAATTAACATTTTTTCAATAATTTTTCATAAACACATATAAAAATTATTAACACTACATAAAGGGTAGGTGTTAAAGCTTACCCTTTATCTTTTTACGAATTTGAAAGAAAGGACATAAAAAATTATGGCAAATGAATTAATCACAATTACAAGGGAAGAGTTTTTAACTTATTCTGGTAGAGATTTAAGTATTGAACTTCCATCAAACGATAGAGATACCGACAAAGTAGTTACAACAATTAATCTATGGACTGATAGAGTTTATGATGAGATTTTTGTTAGGTTTGATAAATATGACAGTGAAAACTTTAGCGAAAGGCAAAAACAAGCAATTAAAAGGGCTATTTGTGACTATGGTATGTATTATTTAACAAACGGTGATCTATATCGTGAGAGTGGTTATAGTTTAGAAAATGGATCTAATGTTTCTCAAAGTGAGCTTGAAAATATGCGTTTTCCGAACTACATAAAAGAAAACTTAAGAAGAATTGGCTTAAGAATAAGAAACTTAAGCTATGGCTATAATCCACATTGTCAAGATAAAGATTGTTTTTAAGGTGTAATTATGGGTAGAGATGCAAGAAATACAAGCTCAAGATATAGAATTAGGTGTAAAGTTTTTGAAACTATCACAAATAATGAAGATAGAATTGCAAGACTTACAAATAGCAAGCCAATAGTTTTTTATGCAAGAGTTATACAAGATTACAAGGAAAGTCATTTCTTTGTAGATAATTACAATACTACACTTGGAAATGTGGTTATTGAAACAAGAGATTTAAAACAAAATGATATTAAGAGATTAGATACAGTAGAGTATTTAGGCAAGTTGTATAATGTTGAGAATATAGTCGTAAAGCCAGAAGAAAGGCAAATCGGTATTACAACAAGACCTTTAATTAAAACAATAATAGCTTTAGGTAAAGAGGTAAAATAGCTATGGCAGAAATTAATCTTATGAATGAAGCTAAAATGATTGTAGGTGCATTACTTGGTGCAGTGCCAAAAGATACTGGAGCTTTAGCAAGCAGTATAGGTTTTAATGTATTAGATAATAATACAATAGAAATCTTGGTAGGTAATGAGATAGTAGATTATGCAGTTTATACTAATATGGTATGGAATCCACCAATCAATTTAGAGTATTTCCCAAGTGGTAGGAAAAGAACTGAAACTGACAAATCAAGGTTAAAAAGTTTTAAATTTGGTGGAAAAAATCCTAATGAGGGTTGGTTTGATGCTACATTAGAACAATGTTTATTAGCTTTAGCTGCAAAATATAAGGGGGTGTATTTGCGTGAACTTTAACGAAAGATACATTGAATGGTTTGAAAAAGAACTTAAAGGTTATTTGAAAAGTGGTTATAACTTAAAAGTAATTGAAGAAGCTACGCAAAAACCACATACAATACCAAATAAAACTGATATAAGAGTTTATGTTAGATTTGGCTGGGGTAATAAACAACCAAGTATTACAGATAGAATAGATCTTCCAATTACAATTGAAGCTTTAAGTGAAAGTGATGGTTTTACTATTACTAAAAAGGTATTAGAAAACTTTTTTAATGATTTTAGTAATAAGCTAACTATATTAAAAAATGTAGAAGTATTGGAAGAAGATGAATATAAAGAATATGATTTTAATGTTTGGCATAAATACTCAACACCAGCTACAACTAAACCTTATCAACAAATAGGAACTGAAAGTAGAACAAGCATTTTAATGACTGGAGTTGTTAGCTTTTTAGCTACAAAATATAAGGGGGGTGTATTTGCGTGAACTTTAAGAAACGATATATCGAGTGGTTAGAACAAGAATTAAGTGGTTATTTGCCCTCTGGTTATGATTTAAAGGTAATAGATGAATCAACACAAAGCCCACAAATCAAACCTCTTAAAACCGAAATTAGAGTGTATGTAAAGTTTGGTAGTGGAAGTAAACAAGTAAACACACAAGATAGAATAAACCAGACTTTAACAATCACAGCTTTAAGTGAAAGTGATAACTTTGATAAGACATATCAAGTTTTATATAACCTATTTACTGAATACTCTAAAAAAATAACTATATTAGAAAATGTAGAAGTGTTGGAAAATGATGTTTATGTAGCAAGTGATTATAATGTATGGCATAACTATCAAACACCAATGATTATGAACCCTTATCAGCAAATAGGAACTGAATCAAGGACAAGTCTAATAATGACTGGTGTTTTAAGCTATTCAAAAGGAACTATTATTGGTAGCTTACATTACATAGATAATGAGATTGTAGATATTATAGATCCAAGCGGAACATATCAAATGCAACAAGTGGCATTTAACCCAATCAATACACCAGCTGCAATATCATTTAATGAAAGTGCAATCATAACTTTTAGTGGTAGGTTTTTACTAACTAATAGTAATGTTTCAAGAAAGTTTTTAGATATGAATTATTATCATATGGTTATGTTTGAAGATGGTGTTACACCTTATGTTTGGAAACCGATTTATAAAGTGGTTTATAACCCTTTAACTTCAAGTCCTATTGAATATACTTTATTATGCAATATAGCCAATATACAAATAGAAAAAGATAGTGCAAATAATGACAACATTGTAAGCTTTGTTTTAACAGCTATCGATATTGAAAATTAGAGGTATTTAATATGGCTAATGAAAAAACATATGTAATAAGATTAACAAAAGATGGTGGCTCTGGTGCTTATGAAGAGACCAGTTATTCGCCACAAGGTAATTTATCTTCTCAAGAGGGGAAAATAAATAAAAAGCAATCAACAACGCAAAATGTAGCTCAAATGTTAGCATTTAAGGTAGGAACTGATGCAGTTAAATATAGCTTATCAAATTATGGGGAACTAACTGGCGATTATGTAGGACAAGAGGCAATAGAAGATATAACTGGTATAGCTGGCGATATATTTATGATAGCAAAAGGTGGCTGGCTTGGAGTAGCTGCAGTGGGTGTAAAATATGCAACTAAAATAGCAACAACTTCAATAAGACTAAATAAGAGCAAAACAAGAGCATCAATGATGCAAGAGAGGGTTGGAATAACAACAATAAAAGGGTGGTAGTTTAATATGGTAGAAATTAAAATACTAATAAATGGTGTAGAACAAGCTAACGATAGAATCAAGTTAGAAAGTGGTTTTACATTTAAGGAAACTATCACAGATGAATTAGAGAACAAGATAGTTATATTTTTAGTTAGTCATAATAATAAAAACTTGTTAAAAGTAAATGATATTATAGAGATACAACGAGAAGTTGAGGGAACATTTAGAGATAAAACACCTTTTTTAGTGTGGCATTTAGAAAGAGAGTTATTTACCAAGATGCATCCATATTATTGGAAAATAACTGCTATTTTGGTAGAACCTACTAAGATATTAGAAAGAATAACACTGCCTCCTTGTGCGTTTACAAATAGCATGAACACACTTCAACAAATCTTTTCCAAAGTGTTAGACAAAGCCATTATTAAAAGAGGTGTGAACCCTCAAAGTAAGTTTAATGTATCAAGTAATTTAGCAAGTTTAATAGCAAATACAACTGGGGAAGATTTTGTTTATAATAAACCAGTATTGTTAAGAGAAGTATTAGATGATTTACTTTTACTTAAAAATGCAAGAATAAAAGTATTAAAAAAAGAAAATGGTATTATTTATTTAGATTACAAGCTATTATCTTATGAAAATAAAGCTATTAAAGATATTAACCTATTAGAGCATTTTACATTAAAAGGGCTTAAAGAAATAGAAAGTGCTAATGGTATAGCAAATACTTATGAAACTTATGTAAATGAGGTAATAACGCAAAGTCCTATTCAAGATAATTGGCGAGTGTTTAAGCCAAAAGAAGCTGATATATTAACAAGTCAAGATTATTATTATTGTTTTGATAAACCTATCGAACATATGGAAAAGTTTGAAGTGTTAGTAAAAGTAAAATGGACTTTATCACATAGTGATCCATTACAATATGACACAATGATAGTGCAAAGGTATGAAGTATTAGATTTAACTGATAGTTTTGTAGAAGAAGATATTTATAACTTAACAAATGAAAGCGACCAAAGATATAAAATACCATATAAGAGAAAAGAAAAATATATGTATTGTTTGGAAGATGTTGGAATTGTAATTGGAATAAAGATAGAAAATAGAACACATAATGCATTTTTAGCAAGGCAAGTAGCTTTAATGCAAGACAGCTCATTTATGGGGGAATATGATGTCTTAAATTATAAGATTATCGATAAAAACGGTAATGAGTTAGAAACTGATATCTGGAACTATCAAAACTTTTTATTTAGAGCTAAATACTATGCCTATATAGACCAACATTATAAGTTTACTAAAGCTAATAATGATTTAGGAACTATATTAGTAAGTCCAAATGAAAGCTTAATTGACAGTGATAGATTTGCAGATAAAATGTTTAATATCACAAAAAGTCAAGGTAATAAGAGATTAGAAGCTGATATATTAGTGGCTAATTATTTTCAAGACTTAAATGAGATTTTAGTTGGTGATAGATTTTGGTATGAGAATAAACTTTATACTGTTATTGAACGAGAAAAAGGGTTTTATAAAGAACATGTTAAAGATCATATTGTTTTAGAAGCTGATTATATTCCAGAAATACCAGAGAAATTATCAAGGGAAAGACAAATCTTTAAGAACCCAATAGATAAAACAATCACACGTGATATATTAGTGCATGATAAAGTAGTGTTTAACCTAACAAATACTAATTATGGAACTAATACATTATTTAACTTAAATCAACTAACAACACTATTAAAGAATAGTTTAATTCATAGATTAGAACCACCAAAGCTAAATGGTTATTTATTTGCTAATGGGGTGCATTTTATTTATAATATAACACCAGTAAAGGTAAAAAATAGCGTTATCTATAACTTTGGGTTTTTAGATAATTATAGTGCAGGTTATACGAAAGATGTTTCAACATTAGGTGGTTTTAAGGTAGGGTTTAACTCTTATGTAGATAGTAATGGCGAGGCAGAAAATATATCTATACAATTTTTAAGTAATAACTATGATGAACCTAACTATTCAACAACCGATTTAGCCGATTTAATGGAACATTTAGAGAACTTACCAAAGGTTAGAGCAAATGATATAGCTGATTATTATGATTATAAGAGTAATAATTTACTATTAAAAGTGCAAAAAGACAGGTTAGAACACATTACTTTTACTTATCAATTAGAGTTTTTAAGTAGTGAAGAAGTAATAATTGGTCCAGAGTTTATCAATGTATTTAATTTAGTAGGTAGGTCAAATAGTAATTTTAAGATTTATGCAAGTAAGACATTAGATTATAGAGATGGTGATAGATTTGCGAAAGGGTTAGAACAATTTAACGCAACTATAACTGATGCTGGTTTAATAGAAATCACTGGTTTAGATGAAGATGTAGCAAATTATAAAAGCTTTGCAATATGCATTGGAAATGATAGAAGATTAGTATTGGGATTTAATAATAATTTTCACGATAAGAAAACATTAAGGTATTAAGGGGGTTTATATGCCAAATATTGTATTAGATAAAGAACAACATAACTATATTGTATTTAATCAATATGGGAAGATTAAGGAAAAGAACTTATTTGATTTCCCAGCTGGCTCAAGTGGTATTGAGATTTATATTTTAGCTGATTTTGACAATGTAGAAGCAAGCGAATATGAAACTTATGCGAACATTAAAAGACCAGATGGCTTAATTGTGGGTGATGTTATTTTAGAAAAGTTAGCTAACCAAATAGATCTAAATGGTAATCTATATTGGGGAAAGAAACTAACTTTATATGATGATGTGACACAGCTTAATGGTGCGATACAAATCAGTATAGTTTATAGTAAGTTTGACAGTAATTTAAGAAAGATTAAACAAAGAATTAATGGTATGATAGTCTTTCATATCTATGATGCAGTAAGCTTTTACACGCCGAGATCAAGTGTAATTAATGCTATGATGAGATATGTAGATCAACAAGCTTTAGTTGCTAAACAAGAAGTAGAAGATGCATTTGAAGAGTTTTATCAAGATTATGAAACTCTCAAATTAGAAGTAGAACAGTTGAAACAAGAAATTATAGCTTTACAAGAGGGAGGTAAATAATGGCAATAGATGTAACAGCAGTAGATATTCCAATAACAATACACATGATCTGGTTATTTACTGCCAATAAAAATTAGGTGATTTTATGATTATAAGAATAGATAGTAATTTCAATATCATTGACAAAATAGATGAGCCAGATGATAAGCTAATTATAGCTACTGAAATTGGTGTTAAGAAATTAAAGTTTTATTATGTAAATGATAGTGCTGATTATGTTGTTAATATCTCATTTAAGAGAGCAGACAATATGGTTATTGGTGGGTTTAATGTAGCATTAGTAGAAGATGAAAATGGTATTAAGTATAGAGAATTCATACTTGATATTGAAGAGCTAACAGCTATAGCTGGAGCATTACAAATCACAATAAGGTATGAGAAGTATTTTGATAATGAACTTATTTTCTCAAGACCGATAAATATGGTAGTTGCAATATATGAGGCAGTAGCAACTGGAAATGATACTTTAAGTTTTTTAATAGAGGAGTTAGAGCAAACTAAAAGAGAACTTGAAGATATAAAAGAAAGTGGTGTAGCTGGTGGTGTTATTTATATTAAACAGGATAATTCTATTATAAAAGCTCCACTTTACATAAAAGAAAAATAAAAGAAATGAGGTATTTATGGGAAAAAAGTATGAGGAATTAAAAAAACCAGAGCTAATAGCATTGCTGGTGGAACAAGAACATTTAGCAGCAGCTGTTGAAAGTAAGGATCAAGAAATAGCTAAGTTGGAAGAGACAAAAAACAGTGAAATTGCTAAATTAAAAGAGGAATTAAAGTTGCGAGAAAAAACCATTAAGGAACAAAACGCAACAATTGAGAGGCAGTCACATTTAGCAAGTGCAGTTGATGCGAAAGATGAAGAGATTACTAAACTTACAAATGATTTAGTAAAAACACAAGACAAAATCAATGATCTAAACAAAAAGATTATTGATTTAGAAGTTAAGATAAAAACTGAAGATGTTGAAGAATTAAAAGAAGAAAACGAACAGTTAAAAGCTGATATAGCATTTTTAGAAAGGAAGTTTTTATCTATGACTGATATATTTGCTTATAATCTAAAAGACCAACAAGCATTATTAGAAAGAAATAATTTTTCAAGAAATGAAATATGGGAAGATTTTAATTTATATAGGCAAAACAAAACACAAAGAAAAAAAGGGAAAGAGGTTAAAAAATAATGGCTGATATTAGAGTAGAATTACATAAGAAAAATGCAAGTAATGGTTTTGATAGGCTGCTTGTGGAAACTGATATTAACTCAGTAGAGGGGTTATTAAATAGTGATAGTGTTATTAACACAGCATTATTACCACTTTGGATTACTGGTGGAATGAGATATGGTGGTGGAATTGCATTTGATAATGATAACTTCCCAAGCCAAACGACATTTGAAAGTTTTTGGAGCTTATATAATTTCACGCAATTTGTAAGTGATGCATTTTACCAAATAAGAGGTAATTATTTCATAGCACCAAATACAATGACAGTGCAAATGAGTAATTTTCAAATCAATGCAGGTGGAACAATAGGACCAGTAGATGTAGATTTTAACTTAACAACAGTAAGTGCTGATGATATTCTAACAAGTGGTAATTATACTTATTTAGATTTAGAAGCTGGCGATTGGATGGTTATTTCAACTACAACATTTTTAGAAAAGACTGGAATTGATAATGCTAAATTAACATTAAAAATAGATGTAGTAAACAATACATATCCTTTTGCAAGTGATACAAATCATGGTGTAGTAAAATGGGCGACTGAAATTGATGTGAATAATCATAATGCAGTTAAAGCATCTACATTATACGCACAATTAACAGGACTAATTACAGCATTACACCATGAAAGTGGAGTAACAGCTGGAAGTGGCAATTATTTCACAGTAAACGCACAAGGACATATTACAGCTAAAGAAATGAGGAATGCAAGTGAAGCAGTTAGTGGGTTTATTGAAATAGCAACAACAGCTGAAATGCAAGTAGATACAAATGATACTTTAGCCATGACACCAAAGAAAACAAAACAAGCTATAGATTGGTGGGGTGGATTAAGATATTATGCAGCTTTACCACCAGTTGCTGATGTAGCGGAGGGTTGTATTGTCGCTGTATTAAAGTCATAAGATTGGAGATATAATTTTATGGCAGATATTAAAATACAATTATATAAAAAAACTGGTAGTGATTTTGAAAGCGTTTTGCTACAAAATGCTGACTGGTATGGTATTCCCAACAAACCAACAACCTTTACACCAACAAACCACGAACACCCTATAAGTGAAGTAACAAATCTACAAGAAACCATTAACTTATTAGAAACAGGTGGCGGTGCAGAAATAACTGGAGCTAATGAAATTGATGTAATCGCACAAGCCAACATAAATAAAGGCGACACTGTCAGAGTTACTGCCGGAACAACAGGAATATCCGTAGAAACAACTCCTACAACACTTCCTGCAAGCGACGCTAATGGTTGTGCATTTAATCATGACGGAACAAGACTTGCAGTTGCACATAAGGGATCACCATATATAACAATATATGACACAACTACAACACCATATACAAAATTAACAGATCCTACAACACTTCCTACAGGTGACGGTTGGGGTTGTGCATTTAATCATAACGGAACAAGACTTGCAGTTGCACATAGGGGATCACCATATATAACAATATATGACACAACTGCAACACCATATTATACAAAATTATCAAATCCTACAACACTTCCTCCAAACTCCACTTATGGTTCTTATGGTTGTGCATTTAATCATAACGGAACAAGACTTGCAGTTGCACATGAGGGATCACCATATATAACAATATATGACACAACTACAACACCATATACAAAATTATCAAATCCTACAACACTTCCTGCAAGCACCGGTTGTGGTTGTGCATTTAATCATGACGGAACAAGACTTGCAGTTGCACATTCCTCTTCACCATATATAACAATATATGACACAACTACAACACCATATACAAAATTATCAAATCCTACAACACTTCCTGCAGGCAACGGTCGTGGTTGTGCATTTAATCATAACGGAACAAGACTTGCAGTTGTACATTGGGACTCACCATATATAACAATATATGACACAACTACAACACCATATACAAAATTATCAAATCCTACAACACTTCCTCCAAGCTACGGTCGTGGTTGTGCATTTAATCATAACGGAACAAGACTTGCAGTTGCACATTGGTCATCACCATATATAACAATATATGACACAACTACAACACCATATACAAAATTATCAAATCCTACAACACTTCCTGCAGGCAACGGTTATGGTTGTGCATTTAATCATGACGGAACAAGACTTGCAGTTGCACATGAGGAATCACCATATATAACTGCTTATGGAGTGTTATATGGCACACCTTTGGCATATAAAGCCAATAATTTATTATCTGGTCTCGCTGGCAGATATGGTTATGCTAAGGAAAATATATCTTTGAGTGCAACTGGCAAAGTTGATGTTTTGTTTGAAGCGTAATTATGAAAAAACAATTATTAATATTAGTAGCAATTCACTGGTCTCAATGCTACAACATCTATGATTGTAAATCAGACCAAAAATAAAGAGGAAAGAAAATGAAAGATATAATCGCAACTAAATATACAGCACAAGAGGGTTTTGTATGGGTTAGAAAAGATACACCAGATTTTATTTTAGGAAGTGTTATCTATGTAGCACCTAACGATACGATAGAAAACTACCAGCAAATACCAGAACCAGAACAAAAAGCAAAAGAGCAAATGCTAAGAGGAATAATGCTTTATGATTAGGTGGCTAATAAGTTATTTAATAACTTTTTTCAAAGGAATATGGCAGTTTATTAAAAGGTTTTTTACATCCTGGAAAGGTATTGTTTCGTTTATTATCTCATTTAGTCTTTATGTCGGTTGGGCTATTGCTTTTGTTGTAATAGGTATTATCTTTGGTAATGCTTGGCTATATTCAACTGGCACAACTGTTGTTTTGTTTTGGGCTGGTCCTTTGCCAATGTGGCTTTTAATTGTTTCAACAGCACTTGTCCTACAAAGATATGTTTTTAGAGATAAAAAGTCTATGGGTTGGAAAGATATCAAAGCTTATTGGAAAGATGAAATTAGAAAAGAAAAAGAGAAATCAAGACTTGCAAGAGAAAAAAGGTTATTAAAAAAACAAGAACGAGAACGCAAAAGACAAGAAAAGAAAGTTGTAAGAATTGTGAAAAAATATAAAAAAGAGCAAGAACGATTAGCTAAAAAACAAAAGGGGGTTATTTATGAGTAATAAAGATAATCAAAAAGTCAATAATGGGGTTTATGTAGTGCAATACAAAAAAGGTATTGCTACTCAAAGCTTTATACCTTTAGAAGAAGTTATCTACAAAGACCAACCATTAGGAAAGTATTTAGAAAGTTTAGAGAAAGAGATTTTAAGCTTAAAGAAAAAACTTGTTAACTTAAATAATGTTTTAGCTAAACAGCAAAAAGCTACTAAAAAGAGCTTTGATATTGTATTAGAAAAAGTAAATGATGGGGTTTTATAATAAAGGAGTAAAATATGAAAAAAACAAACATTTTAAAAATTATTTGGGTATTTATTTTAATGCTTTTCTTGGTCGGTGGAACTTGTAGTTATTATGTAGTTAAAGCTAATGGTGGGGAAGAACCACCACAAACCGAACCAGAAACACAAGAAGAGGGGGAAGTGGTAGATCCATTACCTCCCATAACAGAGCAAGGTTTCTTTACAAGGTTATTTGGTGGATTTAATGATTTATTAACTAATCCACAGTTTAATCAAATAATGAATTGGGTTATGGTTGCAATTGGTTTTATTATTGGTATTTGGGCTAAAATTAGGAGCGGTCAATTAAAAGTAAAAGCAACTAAAGCTAAATACGATTTTGAATTATTACTTGCTGAAAAAACTAAATTAACAACTGAAAATGAAGCAGTTAAGGCAGTGTTAGCAAAAGCAGATAAACAAGCTGATGCCATGAAGAAAGCAATGATTTTAGCATTTGATAGGTCTAACTTGAAAGAAGATGTAAAAGATAAGATTAAAGGTTATTTTGATGAGGTAGAGCAATTAGAAGAAATACCAATTGAAAAGATTGTAGAAGAATTAGAAGAAGAAAAAGTAGTAGAACCATTTACTAATAAGACAGCTGAATTTGTTAATGAAGAACAAAAACAAGAAGTAAAACCATTAGAATGGTAAAGGTAGGTGTTAATTATGACACAATCGCAAATTAGGAAAAAGATAACAAAACGAGATTGGAAAACATATTTTAAGAAAAGGTGGCTATATCTTTTAGGAGCTTTATTTATTTATGTTGCACCTTTAGTTATCATATTTGAAGCTTTAATGCGAATAGAACCAAACCAAACGAATATATCAATTAGTTTTTTGGGTTTTGTAACTGGAATTACTTATTTAGTATTTTTTAGCAAAAGACTAAATGCTAAAATAAAAGAATTAAAGACTGGAGCATTAAAGACTTTTCTAACTGGTTTAATAAGTTTAATTCCATTTATTACAGTGGGGTTTTTAGCTCATTTAATCAATAATGGTTTTGCTAACTTCCAACATGCAATTTGGGGAATTATAGCATCAATGTTTATTGGTGTAGTATGCCAGACAATCGATTATTTAATCAATGCTGATTATTTATATGGTTTAGAACTAAAGAAAATAGCAGCTGATAAGATATTTGCAGAACAAGAAGAAGAAAGGTTAAGAACTGAAATAGAAGCTTTAAGAGGTGGTGGAAATAATAATGAGTAATCCAAATAAAAACACAGCTAATACTATTACAAGTCAAGTTAATGATCTAAACATTAAAAGCTTAAAAAAGAGCTTTAATGTAGAAGCAGCTATAACTGGCTTATTTGTATTAGTAGCCGCAATATTTTCAGCTTTTGTAGCAAGTGGTTTTGAGTTTACATGGGAAGTCTTTTATGATGAAAAGTTTTATATTCAAACAGCTATTAACTTTGCAATTATGATGTTTACTTATTCATTTGTTAAAGAAATAGTTATTCGTAGAGCTAAAGCAACAAATGAAGAATATCAAAAAGTTAAAGGGAAAGAACTTGAATTTGTTAAGTTTGTAAGAGATAACTTTTTAGAAGAAATGATAGCTGATAAAGTTGCTATGGCTAATGAAGAAAGAAGATTACAAGCTGCTAATAACATTTTAGCTCGTATTACTTATGGACTTTACGCACAAGATTTAGAGAACTTTGAAGATCCAAATAATATCTCGGTTAATGATGATGCTTTTAATGATTTTTGTCTTAAACATGGACTAATTACTTATAAAAAAGATAAAGCTACTGGTAAAGTGAAAGCGACTGTTAATTCCAAGAAAGCAAAACAATTAAGAAAAGTTATTGTAAGAGTCTTAAAGGGCGATTATAAATATCAACCAATTTATACAAAAGAGATTTTAACAACTACTGATGCTGATATTAGCAGTATTGATTTATATTCATATAACGAACATAAAGCTAATATAAAAGAAGCAACACGCAAAGGTGTTTTATGGCTTGTAGCATCAGCATTAACTTCAAGTATTTATTGGGCTGGCTGGGATCTATCATTTTGGCTTACTTTACTAACAAATACAACACTTGTATTATCAAGTGCATTAACAGCTATTATGGCAGCTAATCAAAGAATAAAGATTTTAACAATGGTAAGTGAGAACAAAACTGGATTCTTAAATCAAGCAACTAAAGATTATAGGTTAGAGCTTAAAAATGGTAAAGAAGAAGTTAAAGAGATTGTAAAAGAAGAAACTAATACGCAAGAAAAAGTTGCATATTCAAAGGAAGAAGAAAAAGTAATACAAGTTAGCACAATTCCAAAAGAATTACCTAACATAGAATATGAAACAACTTCTACAAGCACTCTATAAAAAGATTAATTGAGAATTAGTCAACTTTAAAAGATAATCGGCTCACATTAACACTTATTAAATATGTGTTTCTCTATATTAACATTAAAAAAGGAAGATTATTATATCTTCCTCTTTTTTTATGCCTTTATGATTTATCATTGACTTAATAACTTTATTTAGTAAAAAATAAGTAATATTATTAGAAAACTTATTAAAATTATTCATTTTATCACTCCTTTCATAATAATCATAACATAATTATAAACTATATTAAAAAAAAATAAATAATTTTATATATTTATGTTGACAATCAATAACGAATAGTGTATGATGGAGTTGGGTGGAACAAAAGGTAAATTAAATTACCGCTTGGAAATTAAAAAAGAAAGGTTAAAATGGTAAAAGAAATGGAAAAAGACAATTTTAAGTATTACATTAGTAAACCAGTATTTGACATGCACGAGGTATTATTAAAAGTATCTCATGCTACAAACAAAGAGATCTATGTAGCAGTAAGGCGAGAGCAATGGGCTACAATACCTTACATAATTTACAAGACAAATGGTGCTTATTTTTACAGATCTATATTAGCAAATTCATTTATTGAAAACCTAAAAGAATTAAAAGTATTAGAACTAATACTAATACCAGATATGGAAACAGATAATGAAACAGCAAAGAAATGGCATCAAATTACAAAAGAAGAAGTAGATAAAGATTTTATACCTTTATCATTACTATTGCCTAATAAAGCTGACATAATGGAAAAGTTTTATGTTAAAAGGTTAGGGCATTGGGGTTATTTAGTTGAGTATAAAAGGAGGAGAGAATTATGATTTTAGAATTTAAGATAGCTATAACAGCATTATTATCTTTTAATATCATATTTAGTTTATATGCTATATTTATTGACTTTAAAGACTGGATTAAAAACAAAGAATATCGTAAAAAAGTAAACTTAAAACTTAAAGATGTAATCTGTTTTGCGAATATATCATTATTGTTTTTTTGGTTGATACTACCAATTATAAGCATTATTGTTTTCTGGGTATGGGGGTAGGAAATGAAAAAAAGAGATACAAGCGGTTTACCAATAAAAACATTAGAAGATTATTTAGTAGAAAAAGAAACTAAATACAATACAACAAGATTGATAATCTTTTATTTTATAAAAGAGGAGATTAAATTAAGGAGGAACTATGAACGATAATGATTTTAGATTAATTGTAATTACTGGGAAATTAGCTGGCTATCGTAAAGCTGCTAATTTAACACAAGAGGACATGGCAAAAAAGTTAGGTATTACAACAGCTACCTACAACAAGAAAGAAAACAATCCAGATCTATTTACTTACGCAGAGCAAGTAAAAATAGAAGAAGTATTGAGGTCTTATTTGAAAGACATGCCAGCTATTTTTTAATGGCTTGCGTGTTGCCAAGTGCTAATTAAAGAAAGAAAAAAAATGTCAAAAAGAAACAAAACAAGAAAGGAAAAGAAATGAAAGAAATTAAAATTATCAAATTACACATTGAGAACTTTAAAGGTTTTGAATATAAAACTTTTGAGTTTAATGGCAAAAGTGCTGATATATTCGGCACTAATGAAACTGGGAAAACAACAATAGCAGATGCTTTTTATTGGTGTTTATTTGAAAAAGACTCTTTAGGAGCAACTGACTTTGCAATTAAACCTAAAGATAAGATTACTGGCGAGGACAAGCACAATTTACTAACTAAAGTTATTTTAACTTTACTTGTAAATAATCAAACATTAAAGCTTGAGAGAACTTATGAGGAAGTTTATACAAGAAAAAGAGGCTCATTAGAAGAAACATTCTCGGGACATACCTCAAACTATTTTGTTAATGATATTCCTAAAAAGAAATCAGAGTATAACGAAGTAGTAAGAGAACTATTAGATGAAGAATTATTTAAAACACTAACTAATGTTAACTATTTTAATAATTTAAAGTGGAAAGAACAAAGAGACATTTTAGTTACTTTAGTTAAAGATTTTGATTTTTATTCACTGCTTCAAGATGCAAAGTTTATTGATTTAAAAGAGATTTTACTTAATGATAAAACAATTAAAGTTGATGAACTAATTAAAAGCTATAAGAGTAAGAACACTTTATTAAACAAAGAACTAACAGCTATACCAATTCAAATACAAACTTTATCTAATTCTTTGGAAGATCTAAATATCATGTATTCAGCTGTAGAACTTGAAAAGATTATTAAAGAGAAAGAAAATGAACTTTTAAGCCTTAATTCTAAAAAACAAGAATTAGATAAGGGTTTAATTGATTATGAGCTTGAAAACAAAATATCAAGCCTTAAAGCTGAAGTTAAAGCTAACTTAATCAAAATACAAGAGATTTTAAAGCAAGTAGAACAAAGACTAAAATCAAACTTACAAGATAAAGAGATTAAGTTATTAGAACTTAATAATGCTATTGCAAGAGAAAATATGGCACTTAAGAACTTTGCAAGCAATAAAACTTTGTTAGAAAACCAAAGGGAAGAATTATATCAAAGATATGATAAGGTTGCTGAGTCAGTATTCACTGGTGGAACTTGTAGCTATTGCGGCCAAGCTTTACCAGAAGAACAAACAAATGAACTAAGAGAAAAGTTTAATTTAAACAAATCTCAAGAGTTAGAATCCATTACTCAAAAAGGTTTATCAATAAATGCTGAACTTGAAAACATTGATACAAGCTATAAAGCAATTTTTAAAGCTAAGGAAGAAAACCAAAAAGAATTTAATAAGCTTGAACTTGAAAAGAAAGTTATTGCTGATCTATTAAATGAATTTGCTAATAGGAATTATGATAAAGCTTTAACTGAAAAAGAAACTAAAGATATTACAGCTTTATTAGATCTAAACGATAATTACAATTTAGAGGTTGATAAGTTAGAACATAATAAAGCTGCAACTGCAGTTGATACAAGTGAAAGAGATAAATTAAATGCTGATATCTTTGCTTTGGAAAAAACTATCGATAGTTTAAAAGAACAAAAGACTTTAATTGGTGTTAAGAATAATACTATTAAAAATATTAACGCTCTAAATGATAAGATTAAAACCATTCAAGTGGAATATGAATATAACCTATCAATTATTACTCAAGCTGAAGAATACTCAAGACTTAAAGCTGGTGTGTTAGAAGATAGCATCAATAGCCATTTCAAGTTAATTGAGTTTAAGCTATTTAACGAACAAATAAATGGTGGTATTGAAGAAACATGTATTGCTACTGTTAATGGTGTGCCTTATACATCGATTAACAACGCAGCAAGAATAAATGCAGGACTTGATATTATCAATACTTTACAAGAGATTTATCAAGTAAAAGCACCGATTTTCATTGATAATGCTGAGTCGGTTGTAGAAGTATTAGGAATGAATAGTCAGCTAATAAAGCTGTATGT